GGTCGCATTGCGATCCTCCTTGTTGTGGTTCAAGGTGGATCGTCCGGACCTATGTGCATTTAGCCACACAAACTTCGAGAAAGTTCTAGAAACCTCCAAAAACACAGTCATGACACCCAAATCACCAGTGTTACAACCGGTATGACTGTCACAACTGTCACCACTGTCTGAGTCCACAGTCGTTACAGTTGTTGTTGTTGTGTTAGTTATAACTCTCCCTAGAGAGTGTCATGACTGTGACATGACTGCCTTTCTGAGAATGAATCTTAAGATCACATGCATGTATTGATCTTCATGCTTGCTTTTGTTTAGACGCCCTGCACAGTTGAGGTTGTTCATATCCTGCGCCCACAGGAGCATCAGCCATGGCCAAGCCTCAGCCAAAGCAACGATGCGTTGAATGTGGAGCGCTCAGCCCCGGGAATCGCTGCGAAGCCCACGCCATTGAACGGCGTCGCGAGCACGAGCGATCAAGGGTGCGCCCAAATAGCACCGCCCGGGGCTACGACTATGCATGGCGCAAGCTGGCCAAAGAGGCCATCGCCTTGCAGCCCTACTGCTCCTTGTGTGGAGCTACCGAGGACCTGACCGGGGATCACATTGATCCGAACAAGCGGACTGGCCTCACCCTTGCTGATGTTGATGTCTTGTGTCGCGCTCACAACGCTGCCAAGAAGAACCGCCCTGCTTGACGGTCCTACCCCTATGGGGGGGTCTGAACCGATACGGCAGGGCGCTAGCAACCCAGCGTCTTGCGATGCTTTTATCCGCTACGGCTCAGAGCGTTTTTTTGGGCCGGTTTTGTTATTAGAAATGCCCACTTTTTGCCCTGGAGGGCCTTATGTCGATGACTACCGCCATCACCACGACGCCAGTCAAGATCCTCGATGACGAGTGGGTCGGAGCTCTCGTGTCCAACACGGGTTCCGCCACCATCTACATCGCTCGAACCGCTGCTGACTGCAACGCATCGGCCTTCCCAATGGCAGCCGGTGACGTTCTCGGTGGAGAGGGTCCGCTATGGGCCTGTACCGCCTCTGGAACCGGCAGCGCCGTTGTCCTTCCTCCCACGAACCGCTAACCAGGAGTAGAACCAATGCTCTTCTACCAAAAGGCATCATCTGGAAGTGGTGGCGGCTCTGGTTCGTCCACTCTCGCTGGTGACAGTGACGTGGCCATCACAGATCCGTCCGATGGACAAGCTCTGAACTACAACGCCACCTCTGGCAAGTGGGAAAACGGCACCATTCACAGTGCTACCCGCATTGCAACCGTCACTAGCGGCGATGGATTGAACAACACAGTGAACGTTCTCTACGTCGGAACCTCTGACACAGACACCGGCGTCCACTGCTACTGCTCTCCGCTGCCGACAATCGGCGCGACTGTGCTGGTTCAGCTCACGGATTCAGGTACGCCAGAGGTGACAGGAATGCTACTGGGGACCTTCTCGCCTACCCAAGTCCCTCACCTCGCGGCCTGGTTGGACGCTGCTGATGCTTCCACGCTCACTCTCAGCGGCTCACAGATCACTGCTTGGGCCGACAAGTCCGGTAATGGACACAACGCTTCGCTCTTCGAGGGCCTACCTGGTCCAACCGAGGTGACCGCCGCGCTGAACGGCCTCGCGGTCGCCAGATTCGGTGCTAGCTCGACTCGTAATGGCCTTCACCTGCCAAACCTCGCTAGCTCTGCCAGTTTCACCCAGATTGTCGTTATCAACCCATCGTCTTCTGCCAACGCAGTCTGGCTCGAGGGTACTAACGATGCAGGAAACCTCCAAATCGGAAACTCTGGCCAAGAGCTCTACCTCTACTCGGGTGCAGAGCTGAACACTGGCTCTACTCCGGCCCTCACGCCTGGAACTGCCGCCGTAATCACTGCCCTTTACGGCTCTTCTGCTGTGATCCGCGTGAACGGTGCGCAAAAGGCCGCTGGAAGTACCGGTGAAAACACTCAGCTCGCCCCGGTTATCGGCGCTGGAATCGACGCTGCTGCCTCAGCTCACGCCGTTGGTGACCTCGCAGAGCTCCTGGTTTTCGACCGCGTGCTCACCAGCACAGAGCTTTCCGTTGTCGAGACCTACCTGAAAGACAAGTGGGGAACGCCGTAATAGGAGGCACGCATGCCAGTACCTCCCAAGCCGGCCGATCAGCGCCAACGGACTAACACCCCGGGCGTTGGCCTCGTCACAACGGACGCTTCTACCGACATCGAAGTACCAGCTGCTCCATCTGGCCTATTAAAGGCTCAGCGCGAGGACTGGACTACCTACTGGACCTCACCGCTCGCCAAGCTGACCACAGAAGCCGACATTCCGGCTCTCCGTCGCCTGTTCCTCTACCGGGACGAGCTTGAGCGCGCGTTGAAGGGGTTCCAGAAGCAACGACTGGTCGAGGGGAGCCAAGGCCAGCCCCGGATCAACCCGCTAGGGAAGCAGGTGACCGACCTTGAAGGAAAGATCGCAGCCCTTGAAGATCGCTTTGGGCTAACTCCTCTTAGTCGCCTCCGTCTTGGAGTCACTCTCGGTCAGGCCGCCGCCAGTTTGGACGACTTGAACAAGTCAATGGCCTATGAGGACGACGATGACGACGACTTTGACCCAAGGATTATCGACGTCACCTATCCAGCGTCCAACGACGGGTAAGGCAGTCGTCCGCTGGATCGAAGAACTTCTTGTCCACGGTGAGGGTGACTACTTCAGTAAGCCGTTCCGGCTCGAAACCTGGCAGAAGTCGATTGTTTACCGCCTCTACGAGTACGACCCCGCAACTAGGCGCCGCCTTGTTCGTCGGCTACTGCTTGTCATGCCCAAGGGAAACGGCAAGACCGAACTTTGCGCAGCTCTCGCGCTCGCAGAGTTCGCCGGGCCCACTGGACTCGACAAGAACTGCAAGCCAGTCCCTAGGAAGAGCCCAAACATCCCATTGGCGGCTGCTTCGTGGGATCAGGCCGACCGGATCTACTCCGCAGCCCGCGCAATGGTCGAAGAAGGGCCTCTAAATCAGTTCATCAACTGCTTTGACACCGAAATGCTCTTCGCTGACGGGTCACCTGGGAGCCTCTACAGGGTCGCAGCGGTGGGTGGTACCAACGATGGAACCCTCCCAACGGCTGCATTCTTCGACGAGATCCACGAGTTGAAGGGCAACAAAGAGCGCGTACACCTCGTTATTACGAACTCTCTGGCCAAGAGAACAGAGAATCCGGGCCTCGAAGTGTGTCTTACGACCCCTGACGATGCCGATCCGCTGTCACTTCTGGGCCGTTTGGTCGAGTACGGGCAGAGAATCGAGCGTGGAGAGATCGTAGATCCCACTTTCCTGTTCATTCACTACGGAGCCCGTGGTGAATACGACCTCGACGACCCTCAGCAGTTGCGCGATGCCATCCGGCAGGCCACTCCGGCTAGTTGGCTCGACATCGAGACGATCGCAGCTAGATACGAAGTAGATCGCATCGCAGAGCACGAGTTCCGCCGTTATCACCTCGCACAGTTCGTCAGAGGTGGCGGTCACTGGCTCCCAGAGGGTGTTTGGTCTGGTTTGCAGGCCACAGATGACCCGATACAAGACGGTGACGAGATCGTTGCTGGTCTCGACGGTTCGTATTCAGGTGACTCAACTGCTCTTTGGGGCTGTCGAGTGCGTGATGGGCGACTGTTCAAACTCGGTATCTGGGAGCGGCCACCGCAGTATCCGGGCTGGGTTGTACCTCGTGACGAGGTGGACACGACCATTCACAAGATGTTTGAGCAGTACAAGGTGCTTGAACTGGCTTGTGACCCTCCTGGCTGGCACGAAGAGATCACCCGCTGGATGCAGGAGTTCGGAGAAGAGGTCGTCACCTACTTCTATACGAACCAGCCACGCCGTATGGCCGAGGCTTGCGACCGTTTCTACCAAGAAGCCATGCGTGGGGAAAACATCAGCCACGACGGAGCTCCCGAGCTCGAGCGCCACTTGTACAACGTCGTCCTCAAGGACACGAACTCTGGCGTGATCATCACCAAGGAACGGCGGGACTCGCCTCGAAAGATTGACGCCGCTGTAGCAGCGGTTGTTGCTTTCGCAACTGCTCAGTTTCACCTTCACCCAGTGGAGGAGGAAGAGACAGCAGCCAACTTCATCCTTCTTTAGCCAGGAGCTCGCATGACCCACTCTACCTTCTCCACACTTCTAGAGCTCGCTGGCATCGTCACTACGGCAGTAGGTCTCAGCCTCGTATGCATTTGGGCGGCGGTGGTCTTCTCCGGTATCGCTCTGGTGGTTCTGGGCTACTTGATCGGAGACACTGACGACGAGAGCGAGGGGGCTGAATCATGAGTCTCTTCCGCCGAATCTCCAAGAGCACCGAGCCAGAGAAGCGCGACATTTCGATCGACGCTTTCCTCGATGTGAACAACGAGCTCATCAGCGCCACGAACAGCGGCGTACCGATCGGCTACAACTCAGCGCAAGCGCTCTCCGCCGTAGGTGCTTGCACACGCCTGATCAAGGGAGCCATCGGTTCACTGCCGATGGACGCTTACAAGAACGCTGGCAACGCTCGTCAGGCGATACGGCCAAAGCCGACGTGGATCGATCGACCGAACCCAGAGATGACGCAGATCGATTTCATCGAGCGTGTAGTTACCTCGCTGTTGCTCGATGGAAACGCCTATCTCTACGTGGTGCGTGACCGACTAGGAAACGTGCTCGAGCTGTGGCCGATCCACCCACTCAGCGTCGCTGTGTGGCGTGACCCAGAGACCTTTGTCATCTACTACACGATCTCTGTAAACCAGGTGCGCAGCCTGGTGCTCACAGAGCCCGACATCCTCCACATCAAGGCAGACGCTCCAGCGGGATTCATCAAGGGTCTTTCGCCTATCGAAACGCACCGTCAAACCTTTGGTCTTGGTGCTGCACAAGAGGAGTACGTCGCTCGCTTCTACAAGAACGGCGCATCTCTCGGTGGAATCATCGAAGCTCCTGCTGCAATGGCACCAGAGGCCACAGAAGCCCTTGCGGAGTTCTTCAATGCTCGCCATCAAGGTCTCATTAACGCCCACCGCGTAGGGGTGCTCACAAACGGCGCCACCTGGAAGCCGCTCTCGATCACACCTGAGCAAGCACAGCTTCTCGACTCGCGTCGCTTCTCGGTAGAAGAAATCTGCAGGATCTTCGCTGTACCGCCGTCCATGGTTGGACTGCTCGAAAAGACAGCGCGTGCTACGGCAGAAGAAGACGGTATCCGCTTCCTCAAATACACCTTGAAGCGCTGGCTTACCCACCTAGAGCAGTCGTTCTCGACGCTTCTGGACCCGGACCCCTACTACATCCGCTTCAACGTGGACGAGATCCTGCGTGGAGAGATGCTGGCTCGCTACCAGGCCTACAGCATGGGTCGTCAGTGGGGCTTCCTAAGCGTAAATGACATCCACTCGAGGGAAGACATGGAGCCAGTCCCGGC